TGTATAATTGTAGCCATTTTAATTAATTGCTCATCATTACGAACACCTATTTCTAGATATTCCTTAATAAGTGGTACAATTAAAGTAGCATCGCCAATATCAGCGATTAAGGGTTTTAATTCCGATATTAATCCCGATATTTGAGTCTCCTTTTTCTTTTGGTTATCATATATCTCACTTAATATATCGGAGAATTTTTTCTTACCAAATACAACACTGTCTAATACTCCCATAATGTTTTTATTATAAATATGGATATAGGATAAGTGTTAAAACTTACACCAACCGTTTTCTAAGAAGAAAACATATTTAGATTTAAATATCTCGTGTAGTTTATCTGCTATTTTAGTTATTTTAGGGGTCTTAACATCAACCATCTCGCGAATATAAATGTAAAGTGCCTTTTTATTAAATACTTCTATAGTTTCTCTCTTTCTAAATAACTCAAGTATAGCATCTGCTATCTGAGCATCATTCTTTTTAGGGAACAATTCAAAAATATTTTCTGTAGTGTATTCAAGGTACAATTCAATATATTCACTTAATTCACTTTTTTCTTTAGCGTAATCCTTAATTTCATATGTGTAAGTAGAATTATCTTTAGTTAAATATTCAACATCTACTTTTTTAATCTTTTTACTATAATTCTTAGTGTTATATAATATTAACCAACGTTTTACTATCGTACCAAAATAAGAGTATGCCTTAGCACCTCTTGTTGGGTCAAATAAATGTATTTTTGAAAGCAAAAATGTTATTATCTCATGCTGTAAGTGCTGAAGATTGTCTACTTCTGTATGGTAAAATTTAAATGTGTGGATGATATTCTCGGTGAGCTTAAAATAGGGGTAATGAATATGCTTAGCATATATGTCACTCCTCATTTTAGGACACTCTGTGTTGTTGTAAAGAACTATAGCGTCCTCCGTGTCTTGAGTAAAATAATTTTTACTCTTCTTTCTTCTCTTCTTAATCATTAGTTAATTTTAAATCGTGAAATACCTTCTTGTATTACCTTTATTTGATCAAAAAACCAACCAATTTCATCATCACTTTTGAACGTTCCCTTTTCATCTATTTTTTTAAGACGTTCATCCGCAATCTCAATTTGCTTATTAAATTCTTTAATGTATGCATCATATCGAATAACAACATCCTCTGTTTTTTCTACTTTACGAAGTAAATTAAAGGTTGTATATCCTAGAACTGAGGTAAAAATGCTTAAAACTATTATTGCTATTTCCATAAATTATAAATTATCTAACATGTTTTTGAGTCCGGGACTTGATATTGTATTAAGTGCTTTTGTTTTGGTACTCTTATTTGACGTCAATGTATAATTTTTCTTTGGCGCCTCCACGCTATTCTTAGAAAACTTTGGTAACCATTCAACTTCAAATTCAATACGAGCAGCTAACATATCAGCTTGATGTAAAACAAACGGTAAAGATGTGCGAGGTTTTTGTTCTGGCATGTAAGCTTTTAAATATTTCTCATTTGCTGCATCATATAAACCATCATGAGTCTGAATAGCTATCATTTCATTAAATGTATAGGATATACCATGTTCTTGAAGTAGGAATAATCCACGATCTGGAACAGAAGCGAAGGCTAGTTTTTTATTAAACATATAATCTTCACCTAATTTATCTTGTCTCCATTTATCCGTTTGAGGTATGTAAGCTTCATGTTCTGAATCGCCCATTTTACCTAAGTCATGATTAATAGCGGAGAATACAAGTTCTTCAATAGTAAATGTAGATTTGTCCATTCCCAACTCAGCCCAAACATCATATATTTTAAGAGATGCATTAACAACTCTATTTACATGGTCAACATATCCTCCTGGGAATGCTGAATGGTATTCTTTCTTATGTGATGCGGGCATTAGTATTATCCTGTCTTCATATTTGTTATAGAAGTCAAGTAATTTCTGTTTACGTTCACCTGAGATGAATGTTTCAATGTTGTTGTTAAATGTAACCCAATTGTTTTGGATTGTCTCTGCGGATAGTTTCATAACTTTTATTGTTTTATTAAATTTATAACGGCAACGTTACCTTTCCCCCTCGTTGCCTTTGTTTTTATTCCCATTGTTTCAAACCCTGTGGTTACAAGGTACCGAAAGTTTTTTACATAGGCACGGAACTTTCAATATCTCTTTTAAATGTTTTTATTTTTAGCAAATGAGCACATTTTTCATATTCTTCTACATCCGGATTTTGAAAGTATTTTAGCGCTTCATTTAATGATTGTACAAAGGGTTTTGTTTTAAAATCCATTATAGCTTCTAAATGATTTCTATCATCTAAATTAATAAGCGAAATATAATACCACGCACGATTAAAAACGGTATATTCAGAAGCACGTCTAGCTTCCTCAACATCATAATCAGGCTTTTCAGATTTAAGAAATTTTTCTAATTTTTGATGAAAGACATTATGGTTAACAATTAGCTTAGTAAACATACCAAGTTTAGTAAACGGTTCTTCCAGTAAGGATTGGTTCATACCAATTAATTCCTTACCTTCACCACCCTCTTCTGGTTGTTCAAATAATTGAAACATTTTATCTTTATCTATCATCTTTTTCCACCATGGTAAGCCACTGCGTGACCTTCGGTTATCATTAAGTCATTAACATTTTGGTCTCCTAGGAATATATTACCTAAACATCTACCATATTTACCTACGCCTTGGGAATGTAATATAAAATCGTTATCATGCTTACCCAAAATATCTTTAAGGAACGCTTTGGCAGCTAACCCTAAAACTTTTTCTTCTAAATCTCTTGTTCTTGATTCTGGAGCATTCATCCCAACTAATCTGATTCTAATTTTTTTCCATGTGTCGAAACCTAAATCAATGGTTGCATCAATGGTATCCCCATCAACTACTCTAACACATTTTGCTTTGTAGATATACATAATCGTTTTGATTATACATATTACATACTTTCCAAATCTTTCTCAATTTTAGCTTTTACTGCTTCTAATTGGGCATATTCCTTAACAACATCCTCCTGTTTTTCATTTGCTGGGTGGAACCTCCAATAATCTTCCATTATTGTAGTAATGGCCATTAAATCATTAATTGCCTCTACTTTAGGATCCCTTTCCATAGGTTGTTCGTCTGTTATATTCATTTTAGTTTTGTTTAATTTGTTCTCCATTATATATATTATTTATTTAAAGTTATTACCTATAGTATTTATCATTTCTATTGCTTCTTTTAATTCTATTTGAAAAAACTCTCGTTGGTTATTAACGCGGTACTTTTTAAGTGCATGATGTACTTCGCCCTCCAATAGTTCGCCGTTAAAGCAACGGTATGCCCATGCTACTTCGTATGGTAATGGCACACCTGTCGCATTAGATATTTGTTTAGCTCGCTCATCTGGAGTTGTCTTAGTATATCCTATCTTTAATAGTCCCGGTTGAGCTGGGTTAGATAAAACATAAACCCACTGATCACCTTCTCCTAATTTATTATAGATACCACGTTTTCTAGCTGTGTAGTATGTAACATCTTCCCAACCTTCTCGTTTTTCTGAAGGAGTTAATGTAAAATATTCGGCTGATGTTAAACTAGTATCTGAGTAATTTTCTTTTAATGAAATATACTCGTGTGCTTGTTCTAAAGTTATTCTTTCCATTAGTGTACGATTATTTTAAATTTATTTTCAACCTCAACTCTCTCTCCAATATCACTATTAAACATAGTTTTAGTAAATATTTTTAAAGTATCACCAATCATAGTATTATCTAAATAAAACTGTTGCCTTGGGTTGTAATTATATTTACTATATGTACCTAACATAGTTTCAGCAGCTGGGTGTGTAAAATCAAAGTACCTACTTATAGTATAACCCGCTATATTAAGGGGTGGTTGGATTTGTGCTAGATCGGTTAAAGTAATCATCATATTCCCAACAGGTATTAAATTACCCCAATTACCATTACTAAACCAGCTTAATACTGAGTACATAGGTACAGTAAATGTTAATGAATCAAACGCTATCCAATAATCTGAATCATAATGTGTTTCAATTAAAGGTACACCATTAATAACATATTCATCTGATAGTTCATCTAATTCTCCCCTAATAGTAAAATATTTGGGTCCATAAAATTCAATATGCCAGTAACCATTTGCGTCTTCATATGCATTAGGTTGAACTTGTTCATCAATCACAAATTCAGCATCACAACTCCCATCCAAACATGGATAAGGAGCGATTTCCTCCTTACTGCATGCAGCAAGAAGAAAACCTAATCCGAGGGTTAATAATATAACTCTCATTATGCTACTAATTCTAAAGCCTTACTAAACATGGCTTTGTTAATATTCTGATCTTGCTTGAAATTCTTGATAACACGCGCTTGTCTTAATTTTCCGCTCTTCGTTTTATACATAAAATTCCCTTCAATAATATTTTCTTGTGTTCTGTTAAATACTTCCCACAATCCAAATCCTTCATCTGCTTTACGTTGAACTGATAAAACGTCTTTAACTGCTTGGTCATCAAAGGTATTTTCCGTACCTTCTACTCTAATATCAAGAAATGATTTGGCAAGATTAAACATTTGCTCCTCCTCTAATTCAATCAATTTCATTTTATTCATACATTCAACTGTTAAAGGCAATCTAGTAACCATATCCTTAATTAGGATTTGTAAATCTTCAAACGTATAACCCATATGTCTCATTTTAATATCCTCAAACGATTTGTCTGCAATAACTAATCCGTTTTCACAAATCATTCTAAATAATCCTGCGGTAAATTGGAAAGCATTTTTTCCATCATGCGAATTAGTAACTAATATCTGAGGATAAACTGTATCTCCATCTTCTCCGTTGATTACAACTTCATTATTTCTAAAAACAATCATGTGCTTTTGAACACCCTGAGTATTTTCAGTTCTTGCTTTAACTTGCTTAGCATCAACTGGCTTCCAACCTAATAACTCCATATCATCAATAACTTGCTCAGTTGGAATATGTGTATACTTTTCTGACACTTCTGTAGATGGTGTCATTGTGAAAATACTTGGAGCCATTTCACTTAACTCTTTTTTACTTAAAAATTTACTTGCGTTTAAATCTAACATAACCTTTTATTGTTTTAATTAATTATTATACCGTAAATATACGAACCCTTTATGCGGTAGCCAAGCCTCCGGCGCATTACTTTAACTTACTTTATAAGCACTATTTACTTTACGTGTTAAACGCTTATCATCTTGCCAATTACCTTTTATT